ATGCGCCCGCAGGAGATCATTGCTCTGCGCCAGGAATCCGTGGCCAGGGAGAAGCGGCAATCGCGCCATCGTGCGAGGGACCATAAAGAAGCGCGCCAGGCGAAGAGAAATCGGTACGTCCTGCTTAACGGGCGGGCATTGCACACCCTGGAATTCGCCGCTCAATACGCGGAGCGCCGGAAAGCCGGGAGTAGTTCAATCAAGGAGTTTCCCTACGTTTCCCCGCCCTTAAAGATGAGTCAGTACATCCGTCAGACCTCAGACCTGTACAAACAATGGGCGCCAACCCTGAAGAAGCTGGCGACGCGTTATCGGCCGCCGTACAACTGCCGTCACACTTATGCGACAATATGCACAATGTCTGGCATGAACCCCGCCTTTATTGCTCAACAGCTTGGACACAGCGTCCAAATGCTGCTGTCGACTTATGCGCGCTGGCTGAACTCTAGCGGAGACTGGGGAGAGATGGAAAAACTCCAGAATGCCCCAGGAATGGCCCAAGCATCAAATGCGCAGCCCGCAACCCATTGATAGGTAAAGTAATTGATCTCCACAGCAAATATCACGATGCGGTATAAAACGCATTCTGATGATTACTGAGGATCAGTGTTTATTGGGCCAAGTCGGCATGAGTAATCATCAATAATGCACAGAAATGCACCCGCTGGTCCCAAAGTTGGTCCCAGCGGGAAATTTTCACACCATGCCGAATCTGCATAACTCCCCCTCCCCCGGCATCCTGCCGACCGCCCCTTCACCCCAAGCCTTCCCTCATGAAACCTACCGACACAAGTTCCTGAATCCCAAGTTTTTTGGTAAATGGCCTTTTCCAAAGACAAAGAAAAGCCCGGCATTACTGCCGGGCTTCACATACAGCCTTACGCGCGCCGCTGGATCGCGACCTTCGACCAAAGGGTGAAGGCGACTGGTGGTGTCCAGCCTGAGTTCGATGTGTGCTCTTGCAGGCACAGGTACTTATTGCCTTCGTAAGTTACACCATCGTCCTTGCGATAGCGGTGGTTCAACTGCCACTCAGGGAACTCTGGATCGGTGATGTCTCCAGCAGTCCTAACGCTCAGGCTCTTGCTCGGAAGCGATTCTTTTCCAGAAGAGTCTGTTGCCGTGACAAAGTAGCTGTACTGAGTGTTCGGCGTCAGACCTGAGTCTTTCAGCATCAAAGCCGGTGTATGGCCTATTGCAGTCCCATTTCGGTACAGCGTGTACGTCTCGATCGGACGAGGACCGGCTGAAGCCCCCCAACTCAAGGTCAGACTGGTTTCGGTCACATCCCTGGAAGACAGATTCGCCGGAGCCGTTGGCCGGTCACCAATACCTATCTCACCATGAATCAGTGGAGAGTAACGATTGTAGAACTCCCAATCGTAGGGGACATTGTGCGCGCTAACGCCATCGTCCCAGTTGATCGACCAAGTCATGAGCCCTTTGATGGGATGGCCAGCAGCATCGAGACGCTTGAACGCATTGACCACCGCAGCAGGATCAATCACGTAGCCCGTGGCCGCAGCGTCAACGTTGGCCGGTAAGCCGATGACAAATTTATCCGAGGGAATGGCGATGTAGTCCCGAGTGCCAGTTACCAGGCTTTCGGTCAGATAGAAGAGGAAATCCTCTTTCATCTCGTCATTGTTCTGCGCAATCCAGGCACCCTGACCGCCATTGGCCTCCTGAACCCAGATCCCATCGCCACCCTGGTTGTAGTATTGAGGTGCGATGAAGTCGTAGTACCCCTCGAGCGCCTGAATGTAACCAGCGTACTTGCCGCCAACCCTGAGATAGGGAAACTCAGGCGCCATGCTGATGATGAAATGCTTCCCTTCGCCTTTGTAGTGATCCTTCACCAGTTTCAAGGCTGCAGGCAACACCGTCTTGTTGTCAGCAAAATCAATGGCGCTTTGCTCGAGGTCGATATCAAGCCCATCGAAACCGTAGACCTCAACCAAGCGAATGATTTCATTCGCCAGTGGATGCTCATCCCCTTTGTGCAGCTCGATATGAGCGTCGGCACCGCCCAACGAGATCAACACAGCCCTTCCCTGGCTGTTCAGTACACCTACCTGGCGGCGGAACTCGTCGTCGGAGAGGTTATAGGGTTTGAAGGTAGGAATGCCCTGGCCTTTCATGAAAGCCACAGCAACAACGTTGTAGTCCTTGGGTACATCCACCAGATCTATATTGGCGAACTGCCCACCTTGATAGCCGTCACTGTGGCCGGCCGGCCAGTTATGCCAGAAACCCATCAGGATTTTTTTATTGGCAATGCTCGGCATCAAAGATGCGGAGTCACTTATTTTAGATTTCAGCAATGAAAAATTGATTTTAGACATTGTTCTATTCCTTCAGAACTGTGCTGGGAGCCATACTTGGCCCGGAGTTATTTAAAATTCACGTCAAATGCCTGATAAAACGCATTACCGGTATCGGCAACCACCCAAAGCAAGACAATGACATGATGACCTTGCTTACCCTGCGGCAGCTTTACTTCATGCTCAATTTTCGCTTTCAATTCGGCGGTATGCTCGTAGAACGGAACTTGAGTATAAAAATCATCATGGAAGGGTTTTGGTTCAAGCTGAGCACGACTAATACGTTTCTTCGGATCCCAGCCATCCTTGGTAATAAACCAGCTGTAACCCCGAGTCACATGAGGCATGGTGTATACCCATTTGACATGAAACGTCTGGCCTGGAACGACATCCAACAGTGGCCAAGCAAATGGACGATTTAGCTTATCGCTCATTTCCTCGTTGGTGAAGTTAACGCAGTCGCGAACATCGGTTCTGCCACCGCTGAGAATATAACCATCGGCCGGTGGAACCTGGCTTGCGCTATCAGTTTCATAAGGTCTAGGGAATGGACCAGCCGTTAACGATGGAAAGTTCTTTCCGCCTTCCATTTCATTAGCTTGCCAGTCAAGGATAAGCCCTTCCTCTGTGGCAATAGCAGAACGACTAGGAGGGGAAACTACACGACCATGTTTCAACTGAGGCTTGGCTTCTGGCTTATTCATTACAATCACTCCTTTGATTAATTGATCTCCCCCTAGAGGAGAGCTCTTAGGCTAGCGCAACGTCTTAGATTGTCCACCACAAAAAACGAATACGATTACAAAAGCAAAAAAATACAAATTAACCAAGCCTTCCAAACGCCCGCCGCGTCGCCTCCTCCGCCCGAAACACTGGGAAGATGACCATGTATTCCTAGCCGAGACTAACAAACATAACCACTCCCACTAAAAACATTTTGAAACATTCACGATCATAAATTTCAACTGGCGCTTGAGCCTGTCGAACCGCCCCACTCCAGAGAGACAGGCATGTAGTACACCCTGCCATAATCTGCCACTACCAAACCTGGCAACCATCTATAACCATTCGAAATATAAACCTAGAAGCAACATAACCTTAATTCGCAAACTAGAGGCATGGACAGCATGAAAATGTCGGCTAAGGTGAGATAACTCCCAATGAGGCATGCATTTCAACGCCATTTGGGCGAGAAGATCTCAGGACAATTGCGCAAAGAATAGGCGCACAATCTTTCTGCAAGGATGCATACGACTATGAAAACAACAAAGGGTAGTTCGGGCTTCATTACAATAACTGAAGACAGCAAGACATTTTCGACCCTACAAAAAGGGTTCAATCTCCGCTGGCCTCCAAGCGCCGAAACGGGTGCTAAGCGAATCTATGTATGCAAAACACCAGAGGAAGTGCTGGACGCTGCGAATGAAGCGCTATCGCAAGACTTTCGGATCACCGTAAGGAGCGGAGCGCACTGCTATGAAGGCTTTGTATCAAACAAGTTAAACAATGAAAACCTTGCAATTATTGATGTAGGTGAACTCAGAGGTTTTTCTCATAATTCTGACGGTGAGATTCAGCCGTTGTATGAGCATGACAGTAACAGACCTACACATTATAAATACGCCGCCTTCACAGGCAATCAGAACTGGGACGGCTATGTGGCAATGTACAAACAAAGTGGCAAGACAATACCTGGCGGCTCATGTTACTCCGTGGGGGTCGGAGGTCACATTAGCGGCGGTGGATACGGCTTACTGTCCCGTCTTCAAGGTTTGACTGTCGACTGGGTGAGTGGAGTGGATATATTAATCCCCGATCCAGCCAATACCGGAAAAATGTTGATCCCTATCCACGTTAGCCCAAACTCAAGACTTAAAATACATCGCGAGCTTTTCAAGGCTTGCTGCGGTGCGGGTGGCGGCAATTTCGGCATAATTATTCGATACTACTTCAACGATCTACCCGAGGCCCCGCAAAAAGCTTACTGGACAACTCTCTCTTGGGAGTGGTCGGACTTCGATAAGGTCAGCTTTAGAAAATTTTTGCGTGGCTATTATGCCTGGTTCGCCAAAAATGACTCAGACGCGACCTCCAGTATTTTGTCAAAAGCAAACGGTGGTCTCTTCACCCTGCTGAAACTGAATCACATCGACTCCAATCCGAAAGTCATTCTGGCCATCCAATACACAGGACGTGACGGTATGGTGGGTGATCATGAGCGAGATGCACCGTTTGACGACTTTCTCGCGGCTATAAACAGCGCAGCACCAGGTCACGGCAAGCTGTATGACGGTTTCGTGTTACCAAACATCGCGCCAAGACCTCACAGCATGGCCGGCAGCACTATTACCAAAGCTTCGCCAGGGCTTCTCATGGACTGGTTTTACATTACTCAGATGATTAATGCATCGGGCAACAACCAAAGAGGCAAATATAAGTCCGCCTACCAAGTGGATAATTTTACCGATGCTGAATGCGATGCATTTTACGATAACCTCAGCGTTCCTTCTACAGATGGGACCTTCAGTCAATCGCTTGTTCAGATTGACTCCTATGGTGGAAAGATCAATAGCCTTGGCCAAGGGGATACTGCCGTACCGCAGCGCAAATCCCTATTGAAATCTCAATATCAAACGTACTGGACCGACCCTGCACAAGATAACGTTCAGCTCGCATGGATCAATAAAATTTACGAAGACGTCTACGCAAGTCAACCTAACAAACGACCTGGTGTCGATGATCGATATGAAGGCTGCTACATCAACTATCCAGATGTCGACATGTTATTAGTAAACGGCGTACCCAATGACAGTTGGCTCGAGCTGTACTACGGAAATACAGGGCTGGTAGAGGAGTTGATTCTCTTGAAAAACCAGATAGACCCTAAAAATCTCTTCAGACACCAGATGTCGATTCCGCTAGCACGAGACAAGAAAAGACAGTAGGGAAACGCCCTCCCAACTGCGCGCACTGCTTCGGCAGTGCGTGCTTGCTCGAACATCATGCCCCCCCTGCCGACCAATCCCCTCACGCCCCTTCAAGACCTCATGCTGCTACTCTGCAACCTCCACGAGGAATCGCGATGCCAAATTCAGACCTACTCCCTTCCCTGCTGTTCAAGATCAACGAAAACCAGCTCGCCCTCGAGGCTGCCATCATGGAGCTATCAAACTGGGTGGAGATGTGAGGATCGGCCAACGTCGCCGACAACGTGCGCGCCGCTCTGGAAACGATTGGCCAGAACGAGGAGTTCATCAAAATGACGCTTGCGGTGCTGATGACGCCCGAGTGACTGCAATCGGTCAGAAACACCGCACTCGCCCCTAGCACCCCATGCTGGGAGCAGAAGCTACCTAACCTACTGTTTTATAAAGAAAAGACCGTCTTTTTTGACCGACAAAACATAAGCATTTTTGTGTTTATGCAAACGGAAAGACGCGGTCTCCAGAGGAGGTTTTGCGCAAGTTTGATCCTGTTGGGAGGTGACGAGAGCAGGAACATGTACCATCCTCAATTGCCGATGCAAAAAAAACACAAACAATGGAATGTCAGCATGAAAAAGCTAGCCCTGTCTCTGATCGTTATCTCTCTTGCCGGCTGCTCTACGCCACCAAGGCCAGCGCCTGCAAAGCCTCTGATTCTTTACCGATATCCGATGAACGAAAACACAGTTCTGCTTGCTCACACGATGGCGAGTTACGACCTGAAGGATCCGGATAGTGCAAAGTTTCGTGATACGTTTTTCGTAACCTCAGACGGCCGAGGGGAAGCACGAGACAAATCGAAAGACTCCTGGTGTATCGAGATCAACGGAAAAAATAGCTACGGTGCCTATACTGGGTTCAGTTGGGCTCTTCTTCCGGCAGGTGGAAGGTCGGTCATCATGGGCAACTCACCGGCCGGTGCAGTAGCGAGTCAGCTCTGCGCATCTGCGATTTATCCGCCAGCGGGATAAGTTTACGCCCCACCATGTCAAGGTGACCCCTAGACCTATGCAAGTTGTTGATACCTAAGGAAAAACTATCATTTTTCACGAGGTACAAAACAGCCGCATCACCCTATAAGAATCAATAACTTAGCGTTGTATATTCCTACAGTAGTTCCTCCTTTCTCCGGCGTTCTGCCAACCGAACACATCCCCTTCAAACACAAGACACCTTCCACAACCGATCGAGCCTGGTCGTGTAGCTCTGACTCATCATTTCGCGCCGCATCCCCCAGTCCGGATTGCTCGGCACGCTGGCCGAACGAAGCGTTCCCCTGCCCCATCGTTGATTGATCTCGTCCAGAACCCCCATCAGCTTTGTGGAGGCGCGCGAATGTGAACAAATGGTGACGTAGCAAGGCAGGCCGTTCGAGGATATTGGAATATTCAGGGCTGTATGCTGAATTGATCACCCCGTGGGTAAGTGCACCATTAGCGTGTTTATGTGTATTGATAGCAATATCAGAGCTGACAAAGTCCAAAACTCCGCACCGTACCTTTAAGCCAAAACTGAATATTGAAATAATAAAATATAACCCTTTGCAATAACAAAAACACCTATTCAACCCATACTGGGCTACCGTTCATCTCTTGCCTACAAATATTTAAGATAATTATTTGCCCCCCCAAACCTTTGGCCTATAGTTCAACTCGAAAACTGCTTAACAAAAGTCAATCCGCTGAGCATTTAATTCATCGCACCCCTCTAACCCAGACAAAGGAAAGTCATAATGGGAATTATTGTTGATGTACTAACCGTGATAGATGTAGACACCATTATTCAATACTACAACGAAAAGGGACACCCGGACATCAGCACTAACCGCAACCAACCAACTATGCTGAGCTACGATTTAGCCCAAAAAACAATCCACATGACTGCCAAGTTTAGCAACGGACTTCAACATCAAGGAACAGGCAACCTATATCTCCCAGTAGGAGTTGGCGATGTCATTCGATGGCGCGCAACAGACATCTCAAGGAACCTCGGCACTGCGGTGATACTAGATAAATTCAAAATTCTTAGTTCCAACCCCCCTGGAATTATTGACCAGCCTAGACTAACGCCAATCACTGACAACGTATCATCGCTTAATCCCAATAACCCAGACGGACCACCAACCCCACAGATGATCACTATAAATGCATGGGAGGCTACTGCAGGAGCCAGAGGTACCGTAATATACACATGGTCCTTTATTATCATCGACAGATTTAACAAAGTCGTTGGATGCTGCATGTGGGATCCAACACTCAACATCGAATAAACTGGACGACTATTAGGCAGCAAGACTCTCGCCCAACATAAATTGGGCGAGAGCCCTAGTACTGTTCACCTATTACGAAAGTCTATTTAGTACATACGCCACACTCGCAGCACTAAGTCGACCACCCTAAGCGCTGACATTTAAAGAAATCAATACTTGTAAAAAACCCAATTTGCAGAAACATCCATTGCATACGCTTGACACGCAGCCAGAGCAATCAGTCCCCGGTCGCCGTCGTCGGTGATGCCGATAATTCTTTGAGCATGCGCTGGGTCAAGTCGGGCGCGTGTTCCTCCATGAACCACGCCGCCGGCGCCGGTGGCGGCTGGCACTGCGCAACCACCGGCTGAATCCGCTGCGTCGATAAGGACTGACAGCCGTAGATCGGAAGTAGCAAGGCGATCGCGCAGGCGAGCCTGGTCTTTTTGAGCATGGGTCAAAGCCTCGTGGTGGGTTTGGTCGCTGGCCGCCAGGCGCTGCTCGAGCGCGAGGCGCTTGTCCTGTTCAGTGCGCTGCTGAGTGGTGGCGGCCAGAGTCAGCTGATTCAGGGTCTCGCCGTGGAGTCTCGCCTGCTCCGCCAGTTGCCGACCGTAGCGCCAGTCCTGAAGCTGCCAGGTCAACGCCGCCGCGCCGCCAGCCACAACGGCCAGCACCGTAACGACACCGGCCAACCTCCACGCCACAGGACTCACGGAACATCCATGAAGAAGACGTGGTGCCCAAGCTTCAGCGTCTGCTTGGCCTTCGCCGCCCAGGCTGGGGCCTTCGGCATGGTGGTCGCGTAGTAGTGCGTGGCCCCGCCAGTGGGATCTGGCACGGTACCGGCGATCACCTGGTCGGCGGCTTTCTGCGCCTGGGCAAACTGCCCGGCCGGGATCGGCTTCGCGCCACTGAGGTGGGCGAAGTTCGGGTCGCTCTTGTTCCAGCAACTGAACTGGTACAGCTTCAGGCACACACCGGCGTAGCCCTCGCCCCACCAGGAGTTGGTCTTGCCATCGTTTACGCGGTTGCGGATCGTCCAAGCGACGGCGATCTGGCCGGCCAAGCCTTCGCCGCGCGCCTCGCCCCACAGGGTACGGGCCAGGATGTCGCGGTCTTTGTCGGTAACGGTCATCACTTTTCTCCAGGCATAAAAAAACCCGCTCAGTGGCGGGCTGCTATTCGGTTTCGGCGGCCGTCGGTAACGGTGGTGCTTCTTGTTGCGGCATCTCCAGCCGCACGTCGATCCAGCTGTTCAGCGGCGCATCCAAAGGAGCCCCGCGGCCAGGGATCATTTCGCCGTCTTCCGACAGCGTCCAACGCCGCTTGAACAACTTAATGACGATCGTACCGTCGGGGGCCTGCTGGGATTCGGTAATGCCCAACGTTCGGCCACCGTCCGGTGAACAAGGGTCTTGCGTGCGCCACCCCTCAAGGGCCAGACCAAGGCTGCCCGTGACGCGATACTCACCAACGCCGAGGCGCTCAACGCTTACGCCGCGCGCCTCGCTGTTCGACACGCCCCACTCCCCAGCGGGCTCGAACGTCTGCTCCTGCAGGTCAAGGCGCTGGCTTGCCGCGACATTTGCGATTCTGACGATTGGTGATGCCGCCGACAGAGCGCCACCGGAGCCGCGCGTGGTATTTCCGGTGTGGTAAAGCTCGCGCATCAAGGCACTCGTGTAGTCGCCTGATCGGAAAAAGATGCGGCCAGTGAAAGACATCAGGATTTGGGCACCGTACTTTCCGTCGATCCAGGCAGTATTGAGGATTGTTCCGGAGGTGTTGATTTCTGGTGCACCAGCAGTCGTGTTGTTCCAGATCTGGAAGGAATTGCCCCAGGTATTGATGGTGACCGCTAGCGGTGAATTCCTATCCCCTGCCAGCATCACGTTACCGGCACTTGATCCGGCGCCGAGTGTTGCGGCTGACCCCAAACTAAGAGCCGCTCTCGCCTTTGGTGCACTGAGTGTGTCACCTCCTAGAAGGCCATACAGCTCATCAAAGTTTGCGGTGATTTTGATATTGGCGCTGCGTGGTGTATCACCACCAACCCCCGTTGGGGGTGTACCGAGATGAATAACTTGTTTGGCCATCGGACTGTCCTTATTTTGGTCAATAAAAAACCCGCATTGGGCGGGCTTGATTGAATGAGTTGTATCAGTTGAAGGGGAATGGGAGATTCGCGGTGGTGATTATCAGTGCTGTCGGGTATCTGTCCGTTGGTATGCTGTCGTAGCTGATACCCGCAGGGACTCCACCGCCAGCATACGGCCTACTCTCTGTTGTGCCGGCAGAAGCGCCAAACATAAAGCTTATCCCGCCTACACGACCGTAAGCGCCCTCAAGCACTGCGTAAGCAGCACTAGCGCCTTCATATCCGGAGTTGAAATCCCATAAACCTGCGCCTCTTGACCACGGAAGATAGGCTGCATACTCAACACCAGCAGATAGAGCAACATCAAATATGCAATCCGCCTGCGCGTACGGGTAGTCTGGTGGCAAGGTTAGCTGGCGCCTTTCGGTCCTTCCTCCTAGATATGTAAGGTATTTCCTTCCACCCTGACTTCTAGGATCTGGCGGCGGTGGTGTGCTTGCGGCAATAACATTAAGCGGGGGTTGCAATGAGTTGAATGTGATCATGCCGTTTTGCGCGTAGGTCTTCAGAAAAGGGCCGCCTGGAAAGCTGTCGCTCATAAGGTCGAAGCAGTAAAACTTTGTACTCGTTGAGGCGTTTGAGTAGAAGAAAGTCACGGCGTCCCCCGAGCGCTCAGAACCGTTAACGCACCCAGATCCGACGATGAAAACTACCGGGCTTCTTGCGTTGTAAATCGTAAATCCGTGCAGCGTGTCACCCCTCAGCGGAGCCGTAACAACCCGAACAGGGGTCCAGTTGGCGCCGTCGGTAGGGTCAAGCTGCGCAGACCTTAGCCCTCTCCTAGACCACATTTGCTGGTAAGTCATGTACCCGCTCTTTACCAGGCCGTAACAGATAAGATCCGTATCAAAGAGTATCTGGCCGTTTTCCTTATACGCCTGCAAGTTAGCCATTTCAGTAATACCCGTAGAAAATCCGGCAGTTGGCGGAGAAGAAACCCCAGCCATTCGTTGGGTATAAGTAGCGCCATGAGAGCGTGCCGCCGACTAACGTTACTCCTGGCGCTTTTCCGGCCCCCCTCTGCATGCTGACTAGCGGGACGACTATAAAATATTGAGTTTTTCCAGCCGGAGGGGGAGGTATGGAGATTGCCCCGTTAGCCCCTCCGGTGTCGACTGAGCCTTGTGTCTGGCTTATGTTCATGGTCATGTCGACCAGAAGACGCCCTGCGGCGTCGTAGATTGTTAATCCAGTCATACGCTCAGGCTTATCGCTAAGTTTCCGTTCGGGTGATACAACTTCACGGAACTGTTATTGATCGCCAGCCGGCTCTGCCCGGCACCCTGTCCGTTCATTTCAAACCCCCCATTTTTGAAAATTGCCCAGCCGGTCTGACCCCACACATAGTTGGTTGAGCAGATGTAATCGCCGATCTTGGCATTGGTGATCGTGCCGTCCTGGATGAACGCATCCCGAATGAACGTCTGCCCGCCCGACACCGAAAACGGCGAGACAGGCTTGCCGTTGGCCAGGTTCAGCAACATGAAGGTGTCGGCCCTGACGACGAACTGGGACGACACCCCAGATGGATCGACCTGCAGGCCAAGCCCGAACGAAGCGGCGTACTGCTGGCCGCCGGCCGTGGTCTCCATTTTCACCGACCAGAGCGTGCTGAGCTTGCCGTCGGTACTGGCTTGCGCCTGACTGAGCTGCTGAACTTGCGCAGAGTTCTCGCCCATCTGAACCTGTATGGCATCCATCCGCTGCCCACTGGCTGTGTCGCCCTCAATCACCGCCGACTGGATCGAATAGACACCGACATACGCCTGTTCGGAACCGGCATAGCCGTCGGTGGCCCCTGCCAGCGGTGGATTAATCTGCGCGTAAACGCCGTCCATCTTCTCAGCCGTGGCCGTGAGCTTGCCGTCGAGGTTGGTCACGGTGCCCTTCAGCGAGCTCAAGCCGTTGGCAGTCGCGACAACCCCGGTCACTGGATCAGTGATCATCGTGTTGATGGCGCGGAGCTGTTCGGCCTGTGCGGTAATTTTCCCGTCGTGCTCGGTGATCTTCGCGCTGTTTTGCTGGATCTGTTGCGCAAGCGCCTCGGTAGTCTGTGCAAGCGTGCCGATGTCGAACCAGTACGTTGCGTCAGGCGGCGCGTGTCCGGTGGTCGCCTGAACCGCCTGAAACAATCGATTGCCGAGACGAACGATCTCGCCGGCGGCATAAGCCTTGGCGTTGTCGTACTCGAGTGCGTCGGTGACCTGGTCAATGAGTTCTTCCAACTCCTGCTTGGCCTGCTCAATGCGGCCATTGACCGAGTAGGGACCACTGCCAGTGATCAATCCGATCTCATCCAGCAGGTGTTTGCCGAGCTCCGTTTCGGTGATCCTGCCGACCAGCATATCCAGGACTGGCGCAGCATCCGAACTGGCCTGCCCCATCACCCCGTTGCCGACCGGATAGAACGGCCCGATGTTGCCGGTCCGATCGATCAGGCGCGCCCAGAAGAAGAACATCGCACCGGCCTTCAGGCTCTGCATCGAATAGTCGCTTTGCGGGTATGCCAGATCTGCAAGCTTGGTTGCCACCTCCAGATTGTTGTTCGGCCCGTACCATATCTCCGTGCGCTGAGTATCTTCGGCGCCAGCGGGGAAGCCCCACTTGAGGCCGATGCCGAACAGCAGGCTGGTGGTATTCAGGTACGACACCGCCGGCGGCAGGCCTTCCTTGCCCTTGAGCTGAGTCAGGTTCGAACTCTTCCAGATCGAAGAGATGTCGAAGGCACTCACGGCGCGGACCCGGGCCAGATAGCCGCCGGCGTAAATACCGGTTACGTCGACGCTGGTGGAGCCCGTGCGTTGCACCTTGATCCAGTTGCCGCTGTCCTTACGCCATTCCACGTCATAGGCCACAGCACCGGTCACAGCAGGCCAGGAAATGTTCATGGTGCTGATCGCGATGCCCTGATCGACCGAGTAGTTCGAAGACAAAGTGACGCTCGCCGGCGGTGGTACGACGGTGATCGGAATCACGCTGATCGGCCGCTCTTCCAGGCGTGCGCCGGTGTCAATGTGCGCAAACTTGCTCGGGTCGTATTGAACGGCCGAGATTTCGAAGACACCCGGCTCAGGCCGCGACACGCTGGTCACCCGATACAGTGGAATGGCCAGATCGTCAGCATCGAGTGCCCACACCAACTGCGGCTCCGGCGGCGCCGAATAAGCGACGGTCACAGTGACCTTCCGGCCGCTAACCAACTGCACGGTCCTGCCCTCACACTTGCCATTCGGCAGGTTGAGAATCAGTCGATCACCGGCCTTGGCCTGAGTATCTCGGTCCAGGGTAATGACCCGGTCGTTCACCGCCGAGATACGTCCGCCGACAGCGCGACCGGCCAGAAGCTCGTCCGCCACAGGGATGACGTAGCCAGGCAGCGGGATGCGGCCGTCGAGGCCGACCTTAAAGGAAATGCCGCGGTCTTTGGAGTTCGTCAACAACGCCCATTTACCGCGACGCTGCGCCTCTGACTCACGGGTGCAGCCGATCGCACTGATCTCCAGAGGGTTATCGCCGTAGCGCCGCTGCAGCTTGGCATCGGTCACCGCGGTGACGTCCGTGTCGTAGTTGTTCGCCGGGTTGTCGTAGCTGATCAGGGCGCGGCTGTATCGGGTGCGCTCCGATGCACTCGAGTAAGTGAACTTGCCGTCGATGACGTTCGCCCGGGTGTAGGCAAAATCGAAGTCAGTTGCGCGCGGCATGTCGGACAGCGTGAAGACCTGGCCTTGAGCCCAGTAGGTCATGCCGCGATAGATCGCCGAGATGTCGCGCAGCAGTGACCAAGCGTCAGCCTTGCCCTGCAGGTTCAGGTTGCAGATGAAGCGCGGCTCCTGGCCACCCTTTCCGTCCGGCACCAGTTGGTCGCAGTACTGAGCGATCCGGTACAGCTCCCACTTGTCGACCTGCCACGGCTTGATGCGTCGACCAAGGCCGAAGCGGTCGTTGACGGTGATGCCGTAGGTTGCCCAGGCCGGGTTATCAGTCCAGGCCAGTTTGAAAGTGCCGTCCCAGATCCCGGTGTAACTTCGAGTCTCCGGATCGTAGTTGCTCGGCACCTGGAACTTACGCAGTTTGCAATCAATAGTGACGGCCGGAATGTTGCGGAACTGCTCAGCCGAAAACTCGATATAGAGCAGCGCGGTGTTTGGGTATCGCAGCTTCGCGTCGATCACCTCAGTGAAGCCCGCGATGTTCATGGTGTCGGCAATTTTGTTTTTGTTCTGATTCGGCGTAATACGGGTCACGCGGATCAGCCAGCCGCTGGTGGCCGTAGGCAAATCGATCCGCCGGGTGCGCTCGTAGTTGCTGGTGGTCTTGCCGTCGACCACCTCGCTCAGCACCTGCTGATAGGCGCCACCGTCGGTGGCCAGCTCAACCTTGTACTCGATGCGGTAGCCATTGACGTTACCGCCAGAGTCGACCGACTGCAGCATTGGCCAGGCGAAGCGCAGGCGCACGGCCGATAGCTCGGTGTTGCTGATCGCCCGAACCCACGGCGTGCCGCCGCGCAGCTCAATGCCGAGGGTGGTTTCGTTTTCGACCGAGGGGATACCCTGGATGTAATCCTGCTCGACCGAGCCGCTGCGAAACTCCCATTTCACGTTCGGGAAGTTCATGTTGCCCTGTGGATCTTGCAGTGGCGTGTTGTCCAGAAAGATGTCCTGCGCCGTTGGCTGGCCGGCGAACTCGCCCTCGCCCACCGCGATCAGGATCTTGGCCATCGCCACTGAGCGCAGGCTGTCAGGGGCCTCGGTTGGCGTCTTCGGCTTCTCTTCGCCACCTTTAGCACCGTGAATATATATTGGGCAAGCAGCTCCCATCGGAGTCCCCTCTTGTTGATGTTGATTCGAATTGAAATTTTGGAGTTTTCGACTTCATTTAACTTACCGGAGCAGCCTTTTAGGCATAGACCCGGCTACCCCACCAACGGACGGAGCAACAAAAATGAGTGAAGAAAGGAAGGTACCGCCAGAGATAAACAGGATGCTGCGGGGGTGGTATGGCTGCTTTATTGCTTGGACAATCGCACATTATTTGCTTGGACTTTATGCAACCGTGGGAGCAGTCGTGGTCGCCTCGCAAAAATTGCCAGAAAACATATTGCTCAGCATTAGCGTTGCAGTCGCTACTGCCGCCCTCACTTTTCTGAAAGCACAAGCAAAGTCGAATACTTACAGTTCAGCCTGGCGCCTGCTGAATGCGGAGAAAGTCTGTTACCTGCTAGACCCGACATACTCGGTCGACAAGTTGGCGCAGGCGTACAAGCATGGCGAGGAGATTATTGCGAAGGTGGACTGACTCGCATCACATCTGGTCTTCGGCATAGATGGCGGCACTGATGATCGCCCCGCCCACCCGGCGCTTGCCGATGCAGAGCGGTACAGGGTTGCCGGATGCGGTAGTGTTCTTGGCGCTGCCGAAGGCGTAGCCGGGGGTGTTCTCGGGGGCGGCGCTGGTCTTTAGACCTTTCGGTTGAGGGCTGAGCATTTGGATCACTCCGCCAATGGCAAGCGAAGCGCCCATCATCATCATTCCAGAAGTAAACGGAGTGGCTGTACCGCCAGAGGCGTAGGTCAGAACTGCACCGACTGCCAGCAGTGCCACGCCAACCACTGTCTGAAGAATGCCCCCTCGCTTGCTACCACACACCACCGGAGCAATTCGAATATCTCCCGCCCCGCCAAAACACAGCTCCTTCTCTGCCAGGTTTTTTGATCCCCGAAAAATGGCGAATTCCAAGCCTCTCGACTTCGCATTTGAAATAAATCTTTCAAAGCCAGGAATTTGAACGCATAAGGCCTTGATCGCTTCGGCAGGCGAGCGAACCGAAAGGCGAAATGAGCGCCCAAACTGTCGAAGCTGTCCGTATAACAGAATCGTGGTCATAGGCTGATATTCGATAGCAAGTGCGGCCAT